GGCCGCTGGGCGACCAACAAAAGCGGCGAATACTTCGCTATCGGTGTGGGCGGTACCATGACCGGCCGAGGTGCGGACATCGCCATCATTGACGACCCCCATACTGAAGGTGAAGCCACCATGGCCGCCTTTAACCCCGAGGTCTACGACAAGACCTACGAGTGGTACACCTCCGGCCCCCGGCAACGTTTACAGCCAAACGGAGCGATTATCATTATCGCCACCCGCTGGTCTGAGCGCGATCTAATCGGCCGAGTCCTGAAGGACGCCCAAGAAAGGGGCCGAGCCGACGAGTGGGATGTGGTGGAGTTCCCCGCAATCCTGCCTTCTGGCAATTCCCTATGGCCTGAATTCTGGTCTTTGGACGAACTGCTTTCTCTGAAAGAGGAACTGCCTCCATCGAAGTGGAACGCCCAGTACCAACAGAAGCCCACAGGCGAAGAGGGCGCCATCATCAAGCGGGAATGGTGGAGACGCTGGGAAAAGGAAACCCCACCCCCTTGCGAGTTCATCATTCAGGCATGGGACACGGCCTACACCAAAGGCCAGCGAAACGACTTCTCGGCCTGTACGACTTGGGGCGTTTTCCATTTGAACGAAGACCCCAGCGATGTGAACATCATCCTGCTGGATAGGTATATGGAGCGCCTCGAGTTCCCAGATCTCAAGCTCAGGGCCAAAGAGATGTACCAAGAGTGGGAGCCGGACGACTGCATCATCGAAGCCAAGGCATCGGGTTTACCCCTAATATATGAACTGCGGCAGATGGGCATCTTGGTTTCAGAGTTCACGCCGGTTCGAGGCACCAGACAACAATCGAATGACAAGATCGCTCGTATGAACTCGGTGGCCGACATTTTCAAAAACGGAAAAGTGTGGGCGCCCGAGACGAGATGGGCCCAAGAGTTGATTGACAACGTGGCGGCCTTCCCGAACGCGGCCCACGACGACGATGTGGATACCGTGATCATGGCGCTGATGCGATTTAGAACCGGCGGCTTCTTGCGGTTGAGCACCGATTATGAGGATAATGACGTACCACGGCGCAAGACTGCCGCCTACTACTGAGGAAAAGCATGGCCACCAACATTCAAAAGTCCCTGTACGAAGCCCCTGTGGGGATTGAAGCTGCGGCAGAAGAAATCGAACCCATCGAGATTGAGATCGTTGATCCCGAAGAGGTCAACATTGACATGGGCGGTTTGGAAATCAGCATCCGGCCTGACGATGAAGTAGAGGATTTTGATGCCAATTTGGCCGACTTCATCGACGAAGGCGAACTCGCTGACATGGCCTCGCAAATCTACGGCGACGTGGACAATGACAAGATGTCGCGCAAGGACTGGGAAAAGTCCTATGTTGACGGCTTGAAGCTACTTGGCCTGAAGTACGAAGACCGCACAGAGCCATGGGATGGGGCTTGCGGTGTATTCCACCCCATGATCACAGAGGCCGTGGTTCGCTTCCAGTCAGAGACCATCATGGAGACCTTCCCCGCCAAGGGCCCCGTGATGACCAAGATCCTTGGCCGCGAGACACAAGAGAAGCGAGCAGCTGCAGCACGTGTTCAGGCCGACATGAACCACCAGTTGACTGACGTGATGGTGGAATACCGCGCCGAGCACGAGAAGATGCTGTGGAGCTTGCCCGCTACAGGCTCAGCGTTCAAGAAGGTGTACTTCGATCCGAACCTTGGCCGTCAAGTGGCCATGTTCATTCCGGCCGAAGACATTCTGATTCCTTACGGCACATCGGATATGCAGTCGTGCTACCGCATCACGCACATCATGCGCAAGACCAAGAACGAATTGGTCAAGCTCATGCAAGCCGGCTTCTACCGCGACGTGGAACTCGGTGAACCCGGCAAGGACGAGACGGACATTCAGAAGGCCAAAGACCAAGAGACTGGCTTTTCTGACATTAACGATGAGCGTTACACCATCTATGAGTGCCACATTGACCTGAACATCAAGGGCTACGAGGACAAAGACAAAGACGGCGAAGAGACTGGCATCGCTCTGCCTTACGTCGTGACCATCCTAAAGGACTCGCAAGAGATTCTGTCGGTGCGCCGCAACTGGAGGGAGGACGACCCCCTCAAACTCAAGCGCATGCACTTCGTCCACTACCAGTATGTGCCCGGCTTTGGCGCTTATGGCTTCGGCCTCTTCCACCTGATCGGTGGTTATGCCAAGTCGGCTACCAGCTTGATGAGACAGCTGGTTGATGCGGGTACGCTGTCAAACCTGCCCGGGGGTCTGAAGTCACGTGGCCTGCGTATCAAGGGCGACGACACCCCCATTTCACCCGGCGAATGGCGTGACGTGGATGTAGGCTCAGGCGCGATCCGCGACAACATTCTGCCCCTGCCATACAAAGAGCCAAGTCAAGTGCTGGCCGCTTTGATGGATCGCATTGTGGACGAGGGCCGTCGCTTTGCCGCAACAAACGACATGAAGATCAGCGACATGTCGGCCCAAGCCCCAGTGGGCACAACACTGGCACTGCTGGAGCGCCAACTCAAGGTGATGACGGCTGTTCAGGCCCGAGTGCACAACAGCCTCAAGCAAGAGTTCGGCCTGCTCAAGAACATCATCCGCGACTTCTCTGACGCTGACTACACTTACGAGCCCGACACTGGAGTGCCTCACGCTCGCAAGTCGGACTTCGAGATGGTCGATGTCATTCCCGTGAGCGACCCCAACGCCGCTACCATGACACAGCGTCTGGTGCAGTATCAGGCCGTGATCCAGTTGAGCCAAACAGCTCCTCAGATCTACAACCTGCCCGAGCTGCACCGTGGCATGCTGGATGTGCTGGGTATCAAGAACGCCGACAAGTTGGTTCCCCTGCCAAGCGACCAGAAGCCACAAGACCCCGTGACCGAAAACATGAACATCCTTCAGGGTAAACCCGTAAAGGCGTTCTTGTATCAGGATCACGAGGCCCACATTCAGGTGCACATGGCCGCCATGCAAGACCCGCTCATCATGCAAACGGTCGGCCAGAACCCGAACGCCCAAGCCATGATGGCAGCGGCGCAGGCCCACATTGCAGAGCACGTAGCATTCGCCTACCGTACCAAGATGGAGCAGATGCTCGGCGTTCAACTCCCCGACCCAGAGGACGAGAACAAAGAGGGCTTGCCAGAGCAGATCGAGAAGCAGCTGTCGATGATCATGCCCAATGCGGCTCAGGCTGTTTTGCGCGAAAGCCAGCAGCGTGCCGCTCAGCAGCAAGCCCAGCAGCGTGCACAAGATCCAGTGCTTCAGATGCAGCAGATGGAAATGCAGATCAAAGCAGAGCGTCTTGCGCTAGAAAAACAGCGAATGCAAGTCGAAGCCGCCGAAAAAATGGATAAACTTCGCCTTGAAGAACGGCGCCTCCAAGTAGACGCTGCACGGTATGCCGACAAGAATGCTTTGGACACACGCAAGGCAGTCGCCCAAGAGGAAATATCGGAGCAGAGAGTTCAGGTGGATGCGCTGCGTGCCGGCACCCAAAGCCGAGCACAAGATGCCGCGCAGAAACAAAAAGATGTGGAGATCGCATTGCAGGCTATGCAAAACCTTCGTCAAAGACATGACGCCAACAATTTAGGGGAAAGCGGTCAATGATCAACAAATTCGCAGAAGCACTGCGCAAAGAAATCCGTAGGGATATGAACAACTACACAGACGACCTTGCCAACGGTGTCTGCAAATCTTTTGATGAATATCAAAAGCTCTGTGGGGTGATACAAGGCCTCGCCATCGCAGAGTCACACCTTCTAGGCCTGCTTCAGAAAGTCGAGGAATCAGATGAGTAATCTCATTCTGCCACCGGGTATCTCGATGCCCAAACCCATCCAAGCGGCTGAAAAGCCCGACGAGAACGCTTCCGCCGAAGACAGGGCAAAACAGCTGCCCGACCCCACCGGCTGGAAGATCCTATGTATTCTCCCCGATGTAGAGCAAACCTTTGACGGCACCAGCATCGTCAAGGCTGACTCATACATGAAAGCCGAAGAGCATGGCACAGCAGTGTTGTTTGTTCTGAAGGTCGGCCCAGAGGCGTACAAGGACGAGAAGAAGTTTCCGTCCGGCCCATGGTGCAAAGAAGGCGATTTCGTCTTGGTTCGTACCTACTCCGGCACACGTTTCAAGGTCTACGGCAAAGAGTTCCGACTCCTGAACGATGACCAAATCGAAGCGGTTGTGCAGGACCCACGCGGCATTTCCCGCGCAGCAGCTTAATGGAGGCACACATGAGCGATACCGATTTCAATGACAACCAAGACCTCGAGGCCAAAAATCCAACGGCCGAATCTGAAGAGGTTGAGATAGAGATTGTTGACGACACCCCCGAGCAAGACCGTGGCCGCAAGCCATTGAACCGCGAAGTAGTCGATCCTGATGAGGACGAGCTGCAGAACTACTCAGAGGGTGTTAAGAAGCGCATCAAAGAGCTGACCCATGCTCGCCATGATGCACGCCGCAAGGCCGAAGCCCTTGAGCGCCAGAAGGAAGAACTCGAGCGACTGGCCCGAGCCTTGATGGAAGACAACAGCAAGCTCAAGAAGTACGTTCACACTGGTGAGCAAGAGTACGTCAAGGCAGTGACCACTACGGCCGAGATGGAGCTCGAGCAGGCCAAGCGAAAGTACAAAGAGGCTTACGAGTCCGGCGACTCAGAAGCACTTGTTCAAGCCCAAGAGGCGCTGACTGATGCCAAGTTCAAGGTGCAAAACGCCAAAAACTTTAAGCCAGCCCCTTTACAAGACGAACAAGAAGTAGTACAAACTACACAAACACAACCTGCTGCACCTCAAATCGATGAAAAAACCTTGCGCTGGAAGGCAAAAAACCAGTGGTTTGGAGCAGACGGTTTTGAAGACATCTCGGCCTTTGCACTAGGGCTGCATAAAAAACTAGTCAACTCGGGGTACGACCCCCGCTCTGATGAATACTTCGAGCAACTAGATGCTCGCATTCACTCGACTTTCCCTGACA